TAATTCTATTTTGAAACCCTAAGGCACTATATTCTGATGAAAAATCAACATCATATAAATTTTCAAAAACCGTACCAGCACCTAAAAATTGTGATCCTGCCCTTAACACTCCCAAATATTGAGTATCTTCTTTATCTCCATTAACCGCATTTACCGTAATCGATAAATTCAATACAGTAACTGAGGGTCGATAACCCGGTATTTTTAATCCATATGTTCTTGCAATGTTAAATACTGAAATTCTTTGTTGAGCGTATTGTAAAACAGTTTCTTGTATACTTCGATCAATATGGTAATTTAAATTGTCTCCAATTGCTGCATTTAAATCCATCAAAACTGAAAATATTGAAGCGTCGTTGAAGTTGTTGATTAAATCGGGATAATACTGTTGCGTATAATTTATTAGGTCTTGTCTTAGTCCTGCAAATTCCCTTTCAGTATATGATATTTTTTTATTTGCCATTTTTTTAAATGTTAATTATTATAAATTGACTTGATCCAAAACCATTTGTATTATCAGTATAATCAATTTTTAGTTTAGCAGTATATTCTTGAGTGGCTAAACCAGGGATTTTATAGATATCTGCAGTACCTAAAAGATCAGTATTAATTTTACCTTCCGCTTCTTCACTATCAATATATGGCTCTACCGTTATGTTATTTATAGTAACATTTGGAATAAACTTATTTACTTGTTCTTCAATTTCGGATTTTATTGACTCAAAAGTCAATCCATCCAATGGTTCAAATATATATTCATATATTCTTGTTCCAAAGTCAGGTAAATAATACCTACTACCCCTTCTTGTTAAAATTAAATGAAGTAAATTACTTCTTATTTCATCAGAAGGAAATTCAGATAACTTAAAATACGTACCCTTAGTAGTTTCCCTAAAAGGGTAAATAATTCCAAAAGTCACACCATTTGCCATATAACATAAATATATTCTTATGATATTTTATATAAATAAAAAAAATCACTGATTTCTCAGTGATTTTCTAATTTAGTTGTTCCTCTTTCATGTTTTGGTTCATACGGACAATGTAAACATCCATTTCCACAACATCTTCCTCGTCTTTTATGATATGATTCAGTCATAACCATACGACCATCCCTATCATAATAAAAGTCAGTTGGAAGGAGTTTTGGTGACATAAACTCCCTCACAAATAACTCTTGTACCCAATCTTTTGATGCATTTACATTCATTTTAGTTTGTTTTTCTTTGGTTATAGAACGCTAACAAAACTTGGTATGTTAGCGTTATATTATTTCCCCATTGTACTTTCATAACCTATACTATTTCACAAGCACCTCCCGCACACGCAGCTTCACCTCTTAAATCGGTATTATCTTGTAACTCAATAACTTTTGTAAGATCAACATCTGTTAATGTTTTAACCAATTTTTCAAAGTCTTCTTTTGTACAATCTTCAAAAGGTGCTTGTGTATATGTCCCTCCATTATATGGTAATACTGAAAGTCCGTTATAAAAATCTCTGTTATTCCACATCCAATCACCAACTAGATCCCATTCGTCTTCTTTAATTGAAACAGTTGCAGATACGTTGTGGGTATTTTGACCATTTCTATGACCAGACTTAATCCATTCTTGAGATACTTTTTTAACTCGTTCCAACATTTGGAATACTGACTCGTGTCTAACAATAGACCCTTCAGGTGCCTTTTGTGGGATTGTAATTACCGCAGTATCATGAGGACGGAAAAACTCATCTTCAATAAGTTCAGGATGGTAAATTGCAAGATAAGAGTAGATTGATTCATTTTTACCAACACGTATTCTTCTTAAGTAGTAATCATTATGCCATGCGTGGATTCCTGATGACGTACCCAATACCAATGATGAAGTACCTGATGGTTTAACTGTTGTTGTTCTTGCAGATTTGTTAATTCCAATAAGACCAGCAACTCTTTCATTTTCTTCTTTAACTGCTTTAGCCGCCTTTTTCATATCATAACCAAGTACAACACCTGAACCAATTCCTGTCATACCTACACCGATAAGTGCGTCTTTTTCAGTTGTTCTTTTCCAAATATCTCTTAAATAATGGAAGTCAGTATATCCCGCCTGTAGTGTACCGATGAATGATGCTGCCTTAACTCTTGCGTCAAAATCTTCTTGTGATTCAATATCAGAAGCATTAACCTCACACAAGTTACAGAATTGGAAAGGTCTAAGTGCAATCTCACAACAAGGGTTTGTTCCCCAATCTTTATCGTTAGATAAGTAGATTCCTGGCTCTCCTGCTCCTGAAAGTTCAATACGTTTCCAAAGACCCATAAAGAATTCTTTTGTGATTTTGTGACGAAGAAGTACTGCTGAGTTATTTGCTCTACCTCTTTGTGGGTTTTGTTCCCACCAAGATCCAGATTTACAAGAAATCATTTCTTCATCGTCGGCAGAGAATAATGAAATAAGTGCAGCTCTTCTAATACCACCCGCTAGTACCGCATCAGCAACATGGCATACGATATCGTGAGTTTCAATTGGTGTTAATTTTTCACCATCTTTTTTGTTATCCAACACTTTTGTAATGTTATGAATACAATCTTTTAATGGTTGGGGACCCGGCGCCTTTCCTCCTGATGTTACAAGATTTGCCCCCTTGTGTCTAATATCTGAAAAATCAAAAATAGGTGTTGATGATTTGTACCCTAAATAAGACTCCATAAGTACTTTGATCGCATCTGCCCATCCTTCAATAGAATCTCCAATTAGATAACGTCTTGTTCTTTCAGCATTTGGTTTTTTAATGTCTGGCAATTTTTCAACGTGATGTTTTTGAACTGAATAACCAACACCCGTACCACCTAATAAAAGAAACATTGTTTCAGAAAATGCATCTACGTGATCAATTGGCATATACGCACAATTGTAAATTCTGTTTGGTGAAATCTCAATTGGTTTTCCACCAAATTGTAACGATCTCATTGACGGTAAAACTTTTTTGTCATACACCATTTTATATACTTCCTCAATCTCATTTTTAATTTGAGGGTATTTCTTTTGGTGCATTTCTTTATTACGAGTAACCAACTCCTCCCAAGTCTCTCTTCTGTTCAATTCAGGTTGAAACTTAGCGTATTTCATAAAGACAGTGATGTCACTTAATATTTTTTGCGAAATATCCATTTTGTATTAATTTATTAAATTTATTTGTTAAACTTGATTTTCTCTTTGTCTTCTTTGTTCAAGAAGTTCTTTGATTCTATTACGATTTTTTTCTTCTTTTTGCTCTTCATGCCCTAAAAATGTAACACTTTGTTCCGTGTCAATTTCTAACATTCCGTTGTCAAATTTACAATTTTCAAAGATGATACCATCTTTTCCAATTCTTGATTTTGTAATCGCAATAGTTGCTAAATTCATTTCTTTTTGTTGTAATGATTTCGCGACAGTAATGATAACGTGACCTACTTGTGCTTTTTTAATGGATCCACCCATTTGATCGGTTGTTACAACTTCAGAAGATATAGAGTTTCTGTTACCTTGTGTTGCTGTCCATCCGGCAATATTTAATTCGTGACATAGAGCTTCAAATGATCTCATAACAGATCCCTCACTCTTCCATTCATCTCCAAGCATTTTGTCAGGAACGACACAATCAATATAATCCAAAATAATCATATCAATTCTTGTCCCATCCGCAATCATTTTTCTTACCTGATTTTTTATTTGATTCATTGTTACGGTATCAGACGGTAATTTTTTCAAAATTAATTTGTTTTTTCTTTGTTTTTGAATTTGTTTAACCGTTTCCATTACCTCATCTTTATGGTCTGATAAATCGTCAGGTGCAATTCCTGTCCATAAAGTAAAATGTTTTCTTTGAATAATTTTTGGGTTGTCTTCAAAGAAAATCTGTAAAACATTGTAACCTAAATTAAAAGCGTGGTTTGCGATCTTTGTTGTAAACGTACTTTTTCCAACCCCTGTTGGTGCTAATATTACTCCTATCTCTCCTTTCGCCAAACCACCTTTAAGTAGATTGTCAATTCCTGCAACCCCAATTGGAATTGGGTGTCTATAATCTTCATTTAATACTTCGTCTAAATCGTAAAACACATCGTTAGTCCCTTTATCCACTTCCCCAACTTGAAGTGCGCCTCTAACCATTTCTTCCAATCTGTCATAACTTTCAAAATCACCTTTGTCAATGATTTTTTGAGCCTTACCCATTACTTTTTGAAGTTCTTGTTGTTTACAAAATTTTGCGAGTTGTTCTAAAGTATCAAAAGTAGGTGTGTGTTCGTACTTTGTATAATACTCTTTAATCATTTGACAAATCAGACGAAAGTATTGGTTATCAAAATAGTGAGGGTCAATTACATCAATAATTGTGTTTGAGAAATCTTTGTAAAGTATAATATTGTTAAGTAATTGGATCTGAAATGTGTTCCCTAAATAACCGAAATTTTTCTTGTCTGACATATAGTTTTAAGTTTGTTTCCTGTTTTTAATAAATATCTTTAAGCTAGTGTATATTCAAGATATTTTGTAGTAATTTTTTTCTCTGACAAAATGTCAGTTAGGTTCTTCAATACCGATTTTAGGAATGGGCGGGTATCCAGAGTGTATCTTATCTTTGGCGGGTATAACTTGGCATCAATCACTCTATGATAAA